GGCAAAAAAGCTGATAGTTGGCTAAAAGACAATACAAGCTTAGATAGAATGGAAAATCCTAGTATGCAAGTAGATGCTATGTATGGAAATAACACTTATTTTGATGCCGAAAATGCAGAAGTAAAAGAAGAAAATGAAGCGTCTAATATGACAGAGTACGAAAAATCAGCAAGAGAACAAGCCAAGGGCCTGGAAAGCATGAACAAAGAATTTGATAACATGAAAGCCATGAACGATAAGATAAACAACCTTAATGCAAAATTCCCTACAACAGAAACAGATAGCGGTGCTAAATCAGCACAGAAAAAAGCAGACGCAGCAGAAAAGAAATATCAAGAAGAACTTAAAAAGCTTGCTGACCTAAGAGAGAAATCAGGAACAATGATTACAGATGTTGCCGCCAGTTTAGAGGGAGATATTTACGGTGCTAACGGTTGCACCGCTTATGTGGCAGATGTTCTCAAGAAAACTGGTGTTGCCTTTGGGCAAGTAATGAGCATGGACGTAGGTATTGCCAAACAACAAGCCGAAGCCGCAGGACTTTACCACGAGGGAACAGAGGGAATGAAGCAAGGAGATGTTATTGTCTACGGCTCTAACCAATATCCTACTGGTTCTCACGTTGGTATATATGACGGTGTGAATGGTGTATACCACAACGCAAGTTCTCAAGGAAATACTGCTTATCATCAGCAAGGCTCTATTGACATGGGTGCTGACACTTGGGTTAAGGGATATATCCAAACAAGCGGAAGCTCTACAGACACAGCGGCATTGAAAGAAGCAGAAAAGAAATACAAAGAACTGAATGGAGTAGTCAAGGCATTAATCAGCTTGAACAAAGGACTAGACGAAAAGATAGCTAGTCTTACCTTATCTCCAGCAGAAGCAAAGAATGTAAAACTTAAAAATCAGGCTGCCGATTATCAAAGTACTATTGAAAAAGCAAAGAAATTAAATATCGACACAAGCGTAGAAGTCACTAAGTTGTTGAAATATCAGTTACTAGAACGGAAAAAGAATAACAGAGAAAACCTTATCTCTCAACATCAAGACGATATGAGTATGCTAGATAGCCGTTATAAGGCACACGAAGTAACGGCAGACCAGTTACGGCAGTTGCAGACAACAGAGCTAAATGTTTATATCAACAACTTACAGACACAGCTTGCTGACGAAACATTGAAACAAGAGGATAGGCTAAAGCTACATCAAGAGTATTCACAAGCTATTCAAGCATTGGAAACAACAAGTGCGCAGACAGTTGAGGGCGCATGGAATAATATGTTGCTTTCAATGAGAAACTACACCATTGATTATCAAAGTTCAATGACAAGCGTAATGAGTTCTATAGAGGGAAGCTTTACAGGACTTATGGACGGAGTAGTAAGCGGTCAAAATAGTTTTGCTGATAACGTCAAATCAAGCTGGGATAGTTTAGCACAAAGCGTTATTTCCTCAATTTGGAAAATGGCCATGCAGATGATGGTAGTAAAGCCTCTGTTTAATTGGCTTGGTGGAATAATGGGCGGTTCAAGCGTTATAGATTACTCGGGTGGCGGTCTTAGCCTTACCGGCGGTATGGAAAGCTATAACTACGTTGGTAATGATGTTATAAGTACTTCTGCTATGGCCAGCGGTGGAACCGGAACAGCCGGCTGGCACTTAGTCGGTGAAGAAGGACCAGAGCTAGTGAAATTTCCTAGCATGGGAAGGGTGCTTAATGCTGATAATACTTCAAATGCTTTATCAGGGAAATCGGGTTCTCTCGAAAATGTGAGAGTTGAAATTGTTAATAAGTCCGGGACCGACGTAAAAGCTACAGATACCAATGTAAAATTTGATGCTAATGGATACATAATCAGCGTGGTACTTAATGCCGTTAATACTAACAAGGGCGGCATGAGGGACATCTTGAAAGGAGCTGTGTCAGTATGAGCTTAGTTTTTCCGATAATCAGCACACCTAATTATCCTCTAAAGCTTAGTCCGGAGAACAACTCTATTAAATCAACTTTTGAGGATGGCAGCGTTCAGGCTAGACGTAAATTTACAAGGTCTAGGCAGAAGTGGACGCTCACATGGAACAGCCTCCCACAGAGCGAATTTGACACGCTAGATAATTTCATAAGGAACCAGGCATGCTTCTCTGCTAATTCTTTTACCTGGACTAATCCAATTGACAGTACTACGCATGAAGTCTATGTGAGCAATTACCAAGACCCTCAGCTGTCAGTAATCAATTTTTGGAAAGTGGAGCTTGAGCTAACGGAGGTTTAAATATGCTGACTTTATCAACAATTGCAAAACAGGAAAAAAACAAACTTCATACTGACAGCGTGTTTCTTATCCTGCTGGACATAATACCAAATATCACCGGAGCGGAAACGCTTCGAGTTTGTTACAACAATGAAAACATCACATGGAACGGTAACATTTATCAAGCTTTCCCGTTTCAATTGGGAGAAGTATCCGAGGACAGCACCGGCAGTGAGCCGAGCCTAGAACTTAAGGTTGATAACGTTTCCAGAGCTTTACAAAGCTACGTAGAGGACTATAACGGCGGTAATGGATTTACTGTATTGCTACGCATAGTGAACAGCAAAGCTCTTGACGTGGCCACTCCGGAAATGGAAGAACGCTTTACTGTAAATCACTGTGTTGTTGAGCAGCAGTTTATAACCTTTACATTAGGCAGCGGATACTCACTTAACACTAGGCGGCCTTTAGATAAGTATCTGAAAAATAACTGCCCGTTTAGATACAAGGGTATACGGTGCGGTTCAACAAGTGGTTATGCTACTTGTGGCCACACTCTCACAGAGTGCAGGGCGAGAGGAAACAGCGCAAGGTTCGGTGGTTATCCGGGCATTGACCAGAAGGGAGTTTATCTAAATGGTTAAGTACGATTATTTAATTGGCGTGCCATTTAAAAATCATGGCAGAAACGTAGCAACCGGATTAGATTGCTATGGGCTTGTGAAAGAAGTATATAAAAAAGCCGGCATTAATTTGCCGGAGTTTGATGCTGATTTTGACGATGTAGATAAAATATCTCAAATCATTAAAGGACAGCAGGGAATTAAAAGCACTTGGAGACGAATCAAAACAGAGAACGGCGAACCGATACCTGTGCCATGCGTAATGGCTATAAGGTTTGGCGTACCGAAGCCGTATATCAACCATACGGGCGTTTATATCGGAGACGGTCTGTTTATTCATACCAGAGAAAAAATCGGCGTATGCGTGGATAGAGTTGTTAATCCGGCGTGGAAAAAGTGTATTGAGGGATACTACAAATACGAGGGCTAAGCTATGAGACTGGTCACAATCAAGAATCCTTTTAATCCTTATCAGGATAGGGTAATCGAACAAATAAATATTGAAAAAGGTCTGACCGTTGAGAAGCTCCTAAAGGACAAGACAATCCCAGGGATGGAACTTAAATGTACCGTAAACGGCGAAACACCGAAACCGGGCAGAGAACTTATCAAAAGCGACTTTGTGGTTATCTCTCCGGTTGTGGCCAAAGGTGGAAAAAACATTTTCGCAATGGTGGCCATGATTGCGCTGGCAGTTGTCGCTCCTATGGTTGGTGCATGGGCAGCAAGTGGTGTATGGGGCACATCCATGTCAGCTCTGTCAGGTGGTGCTCTTTTTACGGCCCACATTGTATCAACAGCTGTAATGTTCCTAGGCGCTTATGTGATAAGTCGATTTACAAGTACTAAAGCAGATACCGGTTCTTCTGGTACCACGGACCCAACTTATTCATGGTCTGGCGTTCAAACCATGGAAGGACAGAATAACCCGATACAAAATATTTATGGAAAAGTCAAGACAGCAGGCCAGACAATAGGAAAATATGTCAGCACCTATGACAATAAAGAATATCTAAACTGGCTAATCTGTGCAGGAAACGGACCGCTTAACATCTCGGATATAAAAATAAATGATAACCCGGTTTCTTACTATTCGGGAATGAGCGTAGAGGTCCGGAGCGGAACTAATGATCAAAGTGTTATTAGTAATTTCAACGATACATTTTTCACTAAGACATTAGGATATGAGTTAAATAGCACCGCCCGAACTGATACAGCTCAGGGCAATGCTACCCAAGGATTGATTGTAAAAATCGAATTTTCGAACGGCTTGTATTACGCAAATGATGATGGCGGACTGGATGAAGCATGGGTTGAGCTAGAAATTGATTATCGTCTATCAGGAGGGACATGGGTGAATCTTATCACTCCGGGTACAAGAGTTTCCGGTAATGTCTCTAGTGCAATTAGACGTGAATTCCGGGTTGATGGATTAGGCGCAGGCACGTATGAAGTCAGAGCGTGGGTTACTAACAGAAGCCATGCGACAGACGACAGCAGAGCCAGCGTTAAATGCTATTGGACAGGATTGACCTCAATAGTCTATGACGATTTCTCATATCCAAACAGGGCTTTAGTCGCAATCAGAGCTCTGGCCACAGACCAGATAAGCGGCTCACCAACAATCAGTTTTATTGCTGAACGTCCTACGGTTTATGTTTGGAATCCGAACACATCGGCGTACGAACAGAAGCCGGCGAATAATCCTGCATGGGCCTGCTATGATTACGTGCACCAATGCTCGTATCTCTTAAACCTAAATACTGGAGCTTATGAGTATGAGGTTCGTGGCGCGGCCAAAGAGCTAATGCTTTATGACCAATTCGCAGCGTGGGCAGCTTTCTGCGATGCTAAAAATCTGCATATAAATTATGCGGATGCTACTGTGGGCAGACTGATGGATAAAATAAATCAATCTTATGCACCAATCGGCAGAGGCTACGTTGTTTGGTTCGGCACAAAATGCGGATGCATCTGGGACTGTGTTAAGCAGCCTGTTCAGATGTTCGGCATGGGCAACATTAAAGCGGGAAGCTTTAAAGAAGATTTCATGCAAACCTCTGACAGAGCCAACTGCATAGAACTAACATATAACGATGCGGCAGCCAATTACGAAAGGCAGACCGTTACTGTTTACTCTGACGATTATGACGATGCCGATGCTGTGGCCAAAACCACATCAATCACATATGACGGTATAACAAGCTATGAGCAAGCAGTTCGGACAGCTAAATATCTTCTGTACTGTAATAAGTACCTGGTACGCACCGTTACCTTTGAGGCTGATGTTGATGCTATCTCCTGTACCATAGGCGATGTGATATTAGTCTCTCATGATGTTCCTAGGTGGGAACGCAGCGGAAGAATTTACAAAGTAGATGGTGCAAAACTTACTCTAACTTGTGAAGATTTGACAGACTTAACGAAGTCTTACTGCATCATGTACAGAACTACGGACGATGTAATTCACGAACAATCTTGTACCGTTTCATCCAGCGCAGATGGTTATACGGTTATTACTATTGGCGGCGATACCGGGAATTATACCGGAGGCGGAACACCAGAAGTTAATGATGTGTTTAGTCTGGAAGTCGTAAATGTTGGTGTTAAGCCGTTCAGCGTT